GGGGACTAACTTTGATTTTGAAGGTGAGAAGCAAAAGAAGGTAATGCGTCGCCAAAGCTTCTTTCGGCTGCTTCACATAAAACACCATCCCGAACTAGCTATCGACAGTGAGATAGTTTTGGTAATGAGGAAGATATAAGCATCCTATCCGGCAGCGATTAGCATGAAAGGAGAACTCCCCTGGTGGCAATGCCGGTTTTGATGAATGGGGTAGGGTGTGTACTGGGGCAGCCCTACCCCTATTTGAAAGGAGAAAGTATGAGAATCCTAACACCGACTGAACAAAGGTATATAGAATCTATTAAGAGCAAAACAGTTCAGGGTGTAATTATTGGTATAGATATGTATGACGAGCATGACAATCTCATTGGCACACTCGACAGGGAATTCTGGCTCAATATCCTTGACATGGCCTTACAACAAAATGATGATATGAAAACGGAGTGGCAAGAAAGCTTAAACCTTGTATTGGGTGATGTTGGCAGTGAAGTGCTAGATAAGTTGAGGCCAGCAAGATGACTAATTTTACACCCGATGAATCCCAATTGAAAACACCACTATTAAAAGCTGAAATCGAAGCACTCGCCAAGTTATCCGCCAGACAACCCCACGCGCTAGAACTTAAGGAATATTTCAACCTGTGTTTTAGCGAGGCGCGTTCACAAGTTATCTTCGAGGACTTAAAACAACGCAAGATTAAGTTGCTATCGGACTGTCCCAAGTTGAACGAGATGTGAATCCACTTCAGCTTGCTTCTCTGCTATATCCTCATCGGTAAATACCAGCCGATTCAGTTTCATCTCTCGCAGTTCGGCTAACTCTCTAACAAGCTGTTGTTTGACTTCTACTTTGCGCTGAATCTCTATTAATTCTTTAGCTTGCTCAGTTTCACTTATTCGATTAGATTCCTCTTCGATTGACAACTTGATAACCTCAACCTGTCCAGTTTGACAGTCAATAACTACTCGTTGCATCACATTATCCCATAAAGTTGAAAAATGGAACCTGATACAAAATTCGGGCCAGTTGTAGGAGCCAGTACCAATGAGGTTAAGGCTGCTGTATTGCGCCATCTAAGTGATATGAGACGCCCTATAAGATCAGCATCGGCGCTTACATCGCCGAACGCTGCTGATAATGCGTGCGCCCATTTCTCGGCTGTAGTACTGGCATAGCCGGGAATAAACACCCATCCAGGCGCAAAGTTAGATGCTCGTGAATTAGCACCCTCGGCCACTACAAGTGGAGTAGAGGCACTTGCTCTAAGCGCGGTTGCGGCTACTGCCGCAGAGTTATATTGTAATGATAATCTATCGTAATTTGCCCCAGTATCAGCGTTAAATCTGAATAGAATCGTGTCAACCTCTGCTGCTATATCAGTTCGAGCTTGTGTTATCACTTGTAGACTTCTAAATCCTTGCGGTATACTGCTAAAAGTTACACTTGTAGCACTGGCAGACAATACCGTCTCCGATATTAGCGACATGCCGAGCGGCACTTCTGGCTTAATCAGGCCGTCTACTTGTCTCTGTAAGTCGGCTATTTGCTTTACCAGTTCTATCACGTCACTAATCCCTCAAAGTCTAATCTAGCCTGAATCGCCTCACGTCTATTCCCATCAAGCGAGATAGTCACCGCCCGAATAATCGTATCAAATTCGATATTCTTATACCTACTTCGCACCTTATCGCCAAAATTCCAATCTATGCCGAATCGTGTGCCAGCCGTATCCACTGGGATAGCACTAAAGCGTCTTCGTGGTCTGCCCGTTTCTAATGCTGCCCTACCAGCTTCCCTTACTCCATTATCAGCCGTTTGATTCCTCGCATCAGCGAATCCCTCACAGCGATTCCATATGCTTGCATTGTAGCGAGTAGAATCGCTAACCTGCTGAACATTCCGCGCCGCTCCCTCGCCCTGTCCAGCAGCATAGATATAATTCTCTTCCTCAGAGTAATCATATTCAAGCGACGGTTCACGCATATTACCCCGTGCTTGATCGAATACTACGAAGCTGGTTACATCCTGCCCGGGTTGGTTTATCTTGGTCTGAAACTGCAAGGTGAGCCTGCTGCCCGTCACCACGCTAGGTTCAACACTAAAAAATACCTCAGTACCAGCTTCACGCGCGGCTTGTGCTAATACGGCTAACACACCGTTGCCAGATGAGGTCAAAAGTGTGTCAAAGGGGAACGTCTTTGTGATAGTTGGTCCAACGCCTGCATCAGCCTGGATACTCAGATTACTCCATACCCGTGTACCTGCTGCCGGCAAAGGTGCGACTCCATCTGCTATACTCTGTGTAACGACTTCCTTCATCATATCATCAGCAAAGTCCGTTTTAGCCGCTTGCGCCGTACCACTGAAAGCTGCCACGATTCGCCGTCGTAACACATCATTTATGTCCGGCCCTTCCAGCGTAACTACCTCTCTACTGCCCTCAGTTGAAAATATCCACTTACGTAAGAAGTATGGCCGCCACAGCGACATCACCCCGCCACGTGGTTGTCGCCATATTTGTATCATCCTATCTACGCCTATCATGTTAATATCGAATGACAGCGGTAGTTTTAACACAAACCAACCTACGCCATTGACAACCCGCGAGGCTGTCAAGGCCGTGATAGTGGTGAGAGGTGCTAACCGCGCACCTGTATCACTTGTCAGCCATATCTCATAGGAACCTGCGCCAATGTTAGCAGATCGAACAGAGATAACAGCAGAGACCCCGACTGGTTCAGGACTGGGACTAGGACTCGTACTTGCACTAACCGATGGCGAAATACTAGGACTCACACTGCGGCTAACGCTAGGACTAACCGATGGGCTGATCGAAGGTGAAACGCTAGGGCTAACGGATGGGGAGACGCTTGGGCTTACGCTTGGGCTTACGGAAGGACTAACCGATGGACTAATACTAGCAGATGGTGAGAGTGACGCCGATGGGCTTAATGATGCGGAGGGAGAGCCAGCCACCACCGTACCGCCACCAAAATCATCGTAACGCCAATTGACGTTATGGCCGGTACCATAAAAACCGATACTCCCGGCTGCTGTGTAGGTGCTGTCGGTGCGGGAAATTATCTCTGACCAACTACCGCCCGTGAATCGGTAGCCCTTGATGGTGCTTCCAATAATTTCTATGCCGACTCTATCCGCATTGGCAATATCTAGTGAGACAGTAGCACCCAACTGCGTGGCCGTACCATTGTCAACTCGCCGAATACTCCAGCCATCAGGTGAAAGATCAACGTTTACATACAACTCGTAACAATCATCACTTGCGCCTGGGTCTACCCCACGAACAAACACAATCACCCCGTCGGTGGAGGGGATCGTAGGCAAACTTATGTACGCCTCACTATCGGCCCCGTAGGTTGCAACGTTGTAGTACATCTCAACATATTCAGGCCCATCGGGGTTATATGCCTGATTAGAAGAAATCCCCAGATCGCCCGCACTGCCAGCATAGTAGTGAAATACGGTCCAATTTGCCCCAAGCGTAGTTGCATCGGCTCTAGTAAATGCGTCTAATATTCCAGTGGTTGGAAAAGCCATCTAAGTCACATCCTCATCTACTTCGTCAATACTCCGGCACACCTGTACTGACCCATCCAAAATAATCGTATCCGTATCCACATCGTAGCGTGGCTTGAGCCGGCGTGAGGCAAAAAATCTCAACACATCACGCAAGGTAAAAGCCCCTAGGTCAGAACCAAACCGTGCTTGAATTTCAGCCAACGAATAACCAGCGTCTTGTAGTTCGTTGCGGATAGCGGTTTTTGCTCCCGCTGATAAATCAGATAGCGAGTCGTCAAGCCGGTCTTTTGGCAGACGCTTATACTCAGCATTGAGTGCTGTTAGAATATTTGCCGGCGCAGAGACTTTGACAATGGCCCTGTCTCCCAGTATTTCCGTCTCGCTCCATTTCCCGCCCGCGCTGTAAATCTGCGGAGTGAAATCGTCAATAGCGCAATACCGGGTAGGTTGACGAGCACCTACCCTGCGCTTATATGGAATAATGAACCAAGCTATTGCCATCTCAGTATTCCCTTCAAAGTTCCCCAACCTGGAATCTCATCAGATTCAAGCCAATTTCGACAATTGCGCTTGTCTCTAAAATCCTCTTGATTCCAACGTGCCGGTGTCAAGTTCTGCCCATGCTTTATGTCCACATTGGGATATTCACTTTGCCAAACATCGGACTTCAAATCATCCACTCTCTCGCTCCGGCTATGACTTCCAGGTTCAAAACCCATTTTTCGGCTAAAGCCCTCTCTCTCAACACGCTCTACCCGCTTGCGATAATGTTCAATTAGCACATCTCTATAGGCGCATAGCTGGCTAGTCCTTTTAGCAGTGTAATAAACAGCATGGCCGTCTGAGGTGCGTAAGTGCCAAATATTTGTGTTATAATAAACCTTGTTTCTATCAGGTGGGATAAAGTCAAAATGTGAGGGATGATACAAAATATCGTGCTCAGCTAGGAAGACAATATCAGCCTGGCAAGATTCTAGCCCTGCCAGAATCTGCTTAAACATGGTTAGATACCCACGCTCTAAATCAAGTGCAATGTTCTCGCCAAAGTCTAGTGGCTTGAGCGAGACGGACACCAACTTGTGACCATTTAAGCTATCCTTAAGCTGATTCTGGCAGACTTGCATTATATTAGAATCGAGCCGGTTGTCAGTATAATAAATTGCTGCTTTACTTGGCGCTATCCGTTTCAGATCCTCATCACTCCAGCCGGGTACAGGCCAAAACTTCTCAACCAGCCAAGATAAGGGCTTAATCTGCTTGGGCCATTTATTCTCAAAAAAGAGTTCTCTTACCCGTTCTTTAGCGTGTTCCGTTTCCTTGCCACTTAATGGATATGGGAAGCCGAAATCGCCGTGCTTTCTAAACAAATGAGCATACCACGTTTTGTGATTGACAATTACTTTACCACCCGATAGCCAGGTTTTACAAGCAACTTCGATTCCTTGACTGCCCCAGATACCGATGGATTCGTCACATACCTCTAGCTCTAGGTACTTATCCCTAGTCATCATAAAGCATGAACCTTGCAAGCTCATGGACTCCGTTAAAACACCCTTACCATCTGGGCGTTTACTAAACTCTCCAAAATACTGAAAATGAGGGGTAGAATCAAAACAGTAGGATTTACTTTGAGGGTTAGTCTTGGCAATCCAAACAATCTCTTTTGTCATTTGTCCATTGCAATTTGGGCAAGAGGCTGGTGTGGGACCCTGGTACATTCGATGTCCACAATCGCAAACCCAGTCGAATACATGTAAGTTTCGCATAATGGGTACTTGTGTCCAATCGGGTTGCATATCCTCTAGCAGTACCTTGTCAAAGCCAGGGGCAACAGCGCAATGAGCATCAAGTTTCATTACATACTTGGCAGTTGACATCCGCACCGCTTCATTGACCGCTGCTCGCTGGCCGATGGGTGTAGCGTGGTGAATGAGTGTTACATGGGGATGGTCGGGGATAGGTTCAATAGGCCAGCTACTATCAAGTATGCAAATAATCTCAGTATCGGCCTGAATGTTGGCTAATATGTCATTGACGGTATTTAGTAGAAATTCTTCGTTTCTACTAGGGATAATCACTGTCAATTCTGACATTTGACAATAGTTGACATTTTTAAGTAATCCACTGTCCCCACTCCCTCCCCTGATTAGCTACTAAAACGTCCTTAGCTATATTCTCCTCAAAGATAGGCCGCATTAACCTGCCCATTTCTCGCTTGGATAATTTCAGACGAAAGTTCTTTATCTTATCCTCATCAGAGGTTGGGATGACATTCATCAGTCCATTGGAAACTAATCCAAACTCACTACCGCGTCGTTGCAAGCGTAAATCTAAATCCCTATCTTCTGGCCCATAAAATTCAAACCGTTCGTCATAACCGCCAGCGTTAATAAATTCCCCACGCTGGCAAGCAATAATCCCACATAGCTCATTGGCTCGCATCCAAATGCAACCTTGTGCGATTAGTTCACGAATAGTCTTTATGTAATCTCTATGCGGGTAAGCATCAGCGCCCAGAAGGATAAAGTACTCACCTTTTGAGGCTAGAATAGCTAGGTTAAAGGCGTGGGATTTGTGGAAATGAGGACTTTCATATCTGTGATAAGTGACACAATGTAACCCTTTTACGTAGTCTGCCAAACCATCGGTAGAACCGTAATCTAAGACGACAATCTCAATTGGTGGTGAATCTTGGGCTATGAGATAGCGCATTGTTTGTTTGAGGTCGGATAAGCGATTGTGAATAGGGATACAGAAACTAATGAGCATAGTCTCGCCAATTATCAGGCCAGCCGGGATGCGGCCAAAAGCGGTCGACTAGCCATTCAAGGTCATGTGCCCGCTCTGTCCACCTGTTGTACCACCAAAAATCAAACGAGTAGGCATTTCCCCTGACACGCTCACTCTGGCTAAAACTGTACATGCGGCCATAGGTTTTACCTTTATGTAGATGGGCGTACCACGTCTTTTTGTTGCGCATAATTGCCCCATCCCACGGCCCCAGTTGCGTCTTGAATCCTATTTCTTGCGGTTCAGCCATAAACGTTTCATAGCCAACTTCGCTCAACCCCCCTAGTCGTTTGTGGAAGTGTTCAGCATGCATGAACCAACAGCTACCTTGAAACGTCACATCTTCATCAATTAAGATGTGCTTCCGATCCCGACTCCGTTCCATCCATGGCCGTCCGTGTAATCCCAAATCGTCGGGGTGTTCATAGGGCCAAAAATAGTGCATCGCGTCAATCGGCTCTTTATCATCACGTCGCTGCCAATTTTCAGCATCAAGGCTGTATCGGCGTGGTATAACAATCCAGTTGTCAGCGCAATCGGCGGTAAGCACAGAATCAAAGCCTTCAGCGAATAGGCAGTGAGCGTCACACTTCATCAAGTACTTACCCCTGGTAATAGCCGCCGCCGCATTGATACCCGCCCTCATTCCTTTAGGCGTTGAACGATGAATGGTGATTAGATTCGGGTACTCTTTCAATGGCGGATTGGGCCAGTACCCATCAAGTACACATATAACCTCAATCTCGCCAGTAGCTTTAGTAAAAATATCATCTATAGTTTGGGGTAGAAACTTTTCATTTCTACTTGGGATAATCACACTTAACTTTGACATTTAATCCCAACTGTCATAGGTATCTCGCCACAACATATATGCCGTTAAAACCGGCCCGCCGGAAACTGCTACAAACGTCGTGACATCATTATCGCCCGGTAGCAATTGCCATGAGCCAAAGTCCGAATTAGCCAATATTGCGTCTAACCTAGAGCCAAAGAATGAAGATATGATAGTCTTATTAGTTGGTATCAGGTCAATTGCCAATGTCTCAGTACTCAGTAAGCGATAGTCGAATAACAACTCTTTGCCAGTACGCTCATTCTTTAACGTCTCGACTATGGCGAATGTACCACCTGAGCGGAAGTAAACTATCAAGGGGAAAGCCGGCACATTGCCATCATTGGTAACAGTAAATTTACCAGCAAAATAACCCGTGCCAGTAGTATCGAAACCCAAGAATAAATCGTATTTTTGCTTGATAACCGGGTCAACATATTTGCTGGCTAGAATAGCAGTTACAATAGGCAATCCAGGTAAGTCAAGATCAAGATGCGCCCAACTGTAACCATTCCAACGTGCCACCCTATCAGCCAGAGTAATACCGCCCGCTGTCGCAAACTGCCCACCTGCATATAACATTGTATCCTGACCAACAGCCAGGGATTGAACCTCATCGTTTGCCCCACTTCCCAATGGTAGCCACACAGTGCCGTTCCAGGATGCAACACGCAGCGCCGAACCACCACTAGCGGTAGTAAATGTCCCGCCAGCGTATAAAATACCTGATGGACTAGAGGCCAAAGAACTGACTACAGCACTCGTGCCACTGCTCAACGCCGAAAAGGCTGAACCGTTCCAGGAAGCAACGTTGTTAACCGTAATACCGCCGGCCGTGACGAAGCTACCTCCAACATACAGCAAGCCATCTATTGTGCCAATGGTCAGAGCAAAAACAGTACCACTCGTCCCCGTGCTTAATGCAGTCCAGATTACGCCATTCCAGGAAGCAACACGATTGGCAGCAGTGGCAACGCCATTGACAAAAGTGAAACTACCCCCGGCAAAGAGTAATCCATCCTGACCAATGGCCAAAGCCCTGACAGTATTATTTACTCCGCCGCCCAGATCGGCCCAGGTCGTGCCGTCCCAGGATGCAACACGGAGGGCTGCTACTCCGCCTGCAGTAACAAAACTACCGCCAGCATACAGTACCCCATTCGGACCGACAACCAAAGCAAAAACAACGCCGTCCATTCCTGTACTCATTGCTGAATAGACGCCAGTTTGCTTATTGTAACGAACAATATAATCGGCGTTGGCTATGTTATCGAAATTCAAGAAATTGCCGCCTATGTAAACATAAGTGGCATCCTCAGCAATAGCATTGACTGCAAAATACGTACCCGCCGCATTTGGCGGTCCCAGTGCATCCCACTGCCCCGTGCTTCTTAGCCTACCAGCCACTAATCTAAACGTAGCACTATCAATCGTATCCGGTTCGGTATACAGCACATTAGATGACGCATTATCCAGACTCGCCGCCGATTCCCCCACTTCATACCAATATGGATCAGGCGCCAGAAACTGGATAGCAGCTTTCTCAACATAACTCTTTACTTCACCCCATTGGTTATCCTCAATTGGTTCAAGGTTCTCATAGAATGCTGCTAAATCCCCCTCTAAGCCGCCCTGATAAAAAACACCTATCTCCTTTTGGACTCTGGCGCTGTTATTTCTCAACCTAAGTGGCTGGTCGAATCTGCTAGTCAAAAGTAACTTGATCAACTCTTGGCGGTTATCGTGCAACTCCATTTCAGTATCAGTTATGAATTTACCTATGAGAGTAAACTGGCGAGGTTGAACCTTTAAGCTATTCATCTCACCACCAGGTAGAAGTGCGTAGGAGTCTACGTTTAACTCTTGTGTAGACGCACCTGCGCCAACTATCTTAGTCACAAAAAAGCGGTATTCTTGATATAAATCCTGTGGGATTCCGCCGGCGCTACTCTCGCCGCTTCGGCTAGACGTGCTAGCATGATCCGCACCGTCCCAGGCGCATCCGTCCTGAGTCCCATCAACATAAGTTGTCCAGTCAGGTTGCGGTTCTACTTGAATTCCATCAACATAAAAATCACCACTGCCCGTACCAAACTGAGTTATACTTGCCGATGTTCTGCCATTAGATTCAGCCGCACCAAACAACGCGCCGTACAAATCCCATGCATCGTCTATCTTTTCGATGAAGATAGCCTTTTTAGAATCAGGGCCGATGGATAGCCGCAACTCTCTGGGTAAGCGGCCACGTACTCTAAACGTGAACCAATGAGTCGCATTTGTCAGCGTGCCCGTGGTTAGAGATAGGCCGGTATTAGTCACAAATGTTTGCACACGGTAGGAATTGAGGCCATACTTTTGATAGGTAGCTACACGGGTAATGGTGGCACTACCGACAGCGGCGAAGTTGCCAGTTGTTTCAGCGCTTGGATTCAGGACATAATTCGTTGTTGCTATCGGCTTAACTATCTGCCAAGAGTTTTTTATATCTTCCTTGAGTCGTCCCATGATAATTGGTAAATATACTTTATGTGGTTCTTGTGCGTAGCTGGTGCCAACTAGAATCAAGAATAGAATTACTGCTAATAGCTTTCTCATTGTCCTCTGCTTTCATGCCATTGCCCTTGCAATTTCAAATTGATTGATAACGTTTTGCGGTGAAGCGCCTGAATTAACTGACATATTAAAGTTGTTATTTGTTACCCTAGAATTACCACCACCGCCCAACACCGGCCCGCTTACCAACGATGGCCCTGCTATCGCTTGCCGCATAGCCCCTGCTATGTTTGGTATCTGTGCCATAAGCCCTTCGACAAAGCCCTGTCCGGTTTGCATACCCTTACGCATCATAACTTTAGAAGGACTCCCAAGCTGCAAATCTTCATTTACCTGGTTTATCATCGCCATGACTAGGCGATTCGTTGCTTCAATCATGTCCGGTATAGAAGCATCCAGGCCAAGTGAGATACCACCCAGAATATCCTGCACATCCAGGCCAGCCGCGTTAAGCGTGTCAATTAAGGAGAGTTGCTTTTCAAGGAAACTAAGTTTTTGTTCATTCTGTTTAAGCTGTAGAATGTCATCCTGAATATCACGTTGCTCTGCTAGGGCCGCGTTGAGTAAATCCTGTGCTTGCACCTGGTCAATAAGCAACCCCTCAAAATTAACTTCAGTCAGGCCAGAATCGACCAACTCTTGCAGAGATTCGACTCGCTGATCTAGTATATCAACACTACCGCCGATAATGTCATTTAGCTTGTTGCCAATAGTCAGCGCGGTTTTGCCGGCTTGAATGAACATCTGCTGCTGTGCTTTTTCCAGTTCCTTTTTGCGCCTGTCGAACTCGTTGATAAAAATGCTGATTACCCCACCGCCCTTGCCGGCAAAGGGATTGACATTCCCACCTGCAAAAATCCTCTCAAAATTAATACCAGTTCGAGCAAGAACTTCCTGAAACTTTGCCGCCCTATCCTTTCCATTTAGAATCTAATCAGCACTATTTCTAAAGGTATCCTTTAGGATTCTTAGTGTAAGATCACGCTCTACCCTCCCCGCCCCAATACTTTTAAGAAACCTCTCAACATCATCAGCCGCCGCGCCGATAACACTTCTGGTTGAGGCTATACTGCGATTTACACCTAACATAGCATCCAAGCTAGCTTGACTTATCGCCGGCGCTGCCTGAGTAATGCCAGCGGCTAGACCTTCCATTATACTTGCGCCAATCGGCATATAGTCTCTTGCTGGTGATCCTCCATGTATTGCACCCATCAACGAGTCAATAAGGTCTTGTCCTAATAGATTTTTTAGGTATTCTAGTACTTTACCAGCATTCTTTTTAAGACCTTCCAAAACTCCATCAAGGATAGCCTTACCTAACTTCGCCCACTCCGTTTTAACAATAATATTTGTCCAAGAATCAACGCCAGCTTGAAACGCATTAGTAACAGTCTCGACGGTGTTATCCCATCCAAGTTTAATTCCCGCTACAATCTTTTTGCCAACTACAGTAGCAATAGTCTTAATGTCTGTACCGATTCTGGTCAGGATGTCCCCCATTTCAGCGAAAGTAGTAGGCTCTAGGCTAATGCCAAAGGCTTCTAAAATACCTGATAGGATTCCAGCAACAATCTCACTACCTAGAATAATAAGCGTTGCTGTTATCGTACCTACTGCTATAAGGAGACCTGAACCCAATGAAAGAAGCGCAGCCCCTAATCCTACAGCACCCTCCCCTCCTTCAAATCCTAGCTTTATAGCATCAACGATCATAGTACCTATATTCTGACCAAATGTCGCCATAGATGTCTGAGCC